ATCTATGAGAAAGCCGATGTGCAGCCGAATCCCTTTGCTCTTCTGTTTGAGGAAGAGGGAGATGCCACAGGAACAAAGTTCGTTCTTTATAACTGTGTAGCAAATCGTCCTTCAAGGAACCTTGCCACAAAAGAAGATGCAATCAATCCGCAGACACAGAGCTTGACGATCTATGCTTCTCCTCTTACAAGCGGAGAGATCTTTGCACAGACCGCAAGTGATACTACAACAACAGTTCTGAACGGCTGGTATTCAAGCGTTTGGAAACATTCATAAGGTGATACATGGATAAAGTTCTGAACATAGACGGGAGGGACGTCGGATTCAGAGTTACGGCTTCTACTCCCATGAGATACAGACACAGGTTCTCAAGAGACATCTTTGAGGACCTTGTTTCTATTAAGGACAAATTTGTTAAGGGACAGGACTTCGCACTTTCTGATTTAGAAGCGTTTGAGTACCTGTCATATATCATGGCGAAGCAATACGATCCGAGTATTCCGGAGACACCGGAGGATTGGCTCGATACGTTTGAGCTTTTCTCTATTACGGAGATATTTCCGGACATCCTTGATTTATGGGTCCAGAACGAAGCCATGACATCAACTGCAAAAAAAAAGTAGATCCTACAACGAGACCTCAAACAGGGGCAACTTTCATGCTCCGGTGTGCGGAGCTTGGGTTGTCCCTTGAGGTCATGGATCAGATGACGGTAGGTATGGTCTACGATATGCTCACAGAAAAGGCAAACGACAGAGAACAGTATCCCTATAAAGGGAGACCGGGAACTTTGTCGGACTTCTTAACAGGAAAGGTGCATTATGGCAAACAGGATTAAAGGAATAACTATTGAGATAGGTGGAGATACCACAGGTCTCAAAAAGGCACTTTCCGATGTAGACAAATCAATACGAGACACACAGAGTGAACTCAAGGACGTTGAGAGACTCTTAAAAATAGATCCCAAGAACACTGAACTTCTTGCACAGAAACAGAAACTACTAACTCAAGCGGTTGCGGATACCAAAGACCGCTTGGAGACATTAAAAGAAGCAGAGAAACAGGTACAAGAACAGTTCAAACAGGGGAAGGTATCAGAGGACCAATACAATGCCTTAAAGAGGGAAATAGTTGCTACAGAACAGGCAGAAAAGAACCTCTCCGGACAGTTGGCCGATACCAAGAACAAGTTAGATGATCAGAACGAATCCCTAAAAGATGCTATCCTCAAGGCAACTCTTTCAAAGGAAGCACTTCTCAAGTTAGGACAGGCGGTTGTTAAACTTGGCAAGGATGCAATCGACTATAACGCACAGATGGAAGCATATACGGCTTCATTTGCTTCGTTTTTAGGAAGCGCACAGGAAGCGGATGCAGCTATCCAAGCCATTAAAGAAGATGCTTCCTCAATGCCTTTTGATACCTCTGACCTTATCGAAGCAAACAGGGCATTAATAACCACAGGGGAGAGTGCGGAGAGATCTCGCAAGAACATCAACGCATTGGCAGCTGCCGTAGCTGCGACAGGTGGCGGTAACGATGTTCTGACAAGAATGGCATCGAACCTTCAGCAGATAAAGAACGTAGGCAAAGCAACTGCGATGGATATCCGACAGTTTGCTATGGCCGGTATCAATATCTATGGTCTGTTAAGTGATGCGAGTGGAAAGTCAATCGAAGAGATCAAGGATATGGAGATCTCTTACGATATGCTTACTCAAGCACTAATCAAGGCCACAGAAGAAGGTGGTGCTTATTACGGAGCTATGGGAAAACAGGCCGAGACATATAACGGTCAGCTAAACTCCCTTAAAGCTCGTATCAAGGACACTTTGGGAACTACATTTCAGAGCGTTTCCGACCTCCTTAAAAACGAGATATTCCCAGCCATAAACAGTGCATTGGATTCCATCGACTTCCAAAAGGTAGCAGACAACATCGGCTCAATAATCAGCATGGTGAACGCTATTCTTCCTGTGGTGAACTTCATTATTGGGAACATCATAGGACTAATACATGATCTGATAAGCAACTTCTCACCGATATTTGACCGCATCACAACTATTCTGCGAAACATAATCGACTTTGTGGTGAATGTCTTCACGCTAAAGTGGAGAGCAGCTTTTCAGAATGTTGCCAACATAGTTAAAAGCGTGTTTGGCGGTATCGGTGACGTATTGGTCGGAATAGTCAACTCCGTGATAGATGTACTGAATAGGGTCATATCTTGGTTCAACGGAAACAAGTCGACGATTCAGTGGGCGAGGAATACCACAGTAAACTCTTTGCCTCCTGTCCAGAAGGGGAATAAACCGTCATTGTTTGCTTCCGGTGGTGTCATCTCAAACGGTTCTGCAATAGTTGGTGAGAACGGAGCGGAACTTCTTACCATGAACGGCAACGTAGCAACTGTTCAGCCTATCAATAATCAGACTACCAATTTAGGTGGAATCAATATGAGCATATACGGTGCTGCCGGACAGAACGTGAATGACCTTGCTGATGTGATTATGGACAAGATACAGATAGCGGTTAATCAGAAGGGAGCGGTCTGGGCATGAACTTCTACTATAACGGAACATCCTGTGCGGACTTTGGTCTCTTCGTTGAGCATAGACCTGTTCAAGTGTTTCCAAAGAGGATAATCGAAAGCATCTCCATTCCCGGAAGGAATGGGAACATTCTTTTTGACACAGGTGCATATGACAACGTAACTGTGACATATCCTGTGGCATATCGTGGTGACGTAAGGTTCAACGGTGTGCAGATAGCTACATGGCTATATCAGAACCAATATTTAGAGCTTACTGACGATTATGAACCGGGACACTTCAGAAAAGCGGTATATGTATCTCCTCTCAATATTGCGGACGTTCTGAACGTAGCTGGAAGAGCTAATGTCACATTCTCCTGTCTTCCGCAGAGGTTCCTAAAGACAGGAAAACAGGAATTGACTCCTACAAACGGAGCTACAATAACGAACTTTTATCAAGATGCGAAGCCTTTACTTACTGTCAACGGAACAGGTTCCGGAACGGTAACGATAGGCAACGCAACGGTGACTATATCCGATATCGGAACAACGATGGTCATTGATTGCGAAGCGCAGAACGCAACTGTAAATAACCTAAACGCAAATAACAGGATATCCCTTAATGCTGGGTTCCCTGTTCTCATGAACGGAAGTAATACGATCTCGTGGACAGGAGGAGTGACGAGCGTGGGGGTAGTACCTAATTGGTGGACACTGTAAGGAGGGCAAATGATACCGATTCTGTATTCTGCATCAGAGACCTCTTTTACAACACAAGGCATCGGTGCTTTAACGGATACTATTTCTTGTAAAGTCACCGAGGAGAGGAATGGCTCTTATGAGCTTGTCCTTACTTATCCGATAACAGGGATTCATTTCTCTGATATCACAGACAGGGCCGTTATCTGTGCGATTCCCTCACCACACAGAACGGCCCAGCCTTTTAGAATCTATCGCATAGACTCTCCCATTAATGGGGTCATAACGGTCTATGCGCAGCATATTTCATACGATCTTAGCGGTATCCCGGTAAAGCCTTTTACCGGGGGTGTTTCTGTATCTGATGCTCTTAATAAACTCATAACCAATTCAGCTATAGCAAATCCCTTCACTGTATGGACAGATAAAACTGTCTTGGGAGATTATTCTGTAGAGTTCCCTCAATCCTTTAGGGCATTGTTGGGCGGTACACAGGGTTCCATATTAGACGTGTACGGCAAAGGGGAATACGAGTTCGATAAGTTTCAGATAAAGCTATACGTCAACAGAGGACAGGACAACGGCTTCACCATAAGGTACGGCAAGAACCTAATCGATATAAACCAAGAGCGAAATATCGCAGACGTGGTAACAGGCATATATCCCTATTGGAGAGATCCGGAAGGGACCAAATATGTCGAGCTTGAATCTCCCATAGTAAATGCTCCGGGGTCTTACGATTTCACGAAGATCAAGACCGTGGACATGAGCGACAAATGGGAAGAAGAACCGACACAGGCACAACTTCAGACCGCAGCTAACAACTATGTAGTGGATAATGAAGTCGGTGTACCTAAAGTGTCATTGGATATCAACTTCACCGAAATAGGTGAGCTTGAACAGTGCGATCTCTGCGATATAGTCACGGTACAGTTTGAACAGTTAGGAATATCTGAACAGGCCGAAATCGTCAAGATAGAAACGGATGTCCTTCTTGAGAGATACAACAAGATTCAAGTCGGTACACCTAAAGTCACGTTGGCAGACACGATAAATGTTCAGAACAAGGACCTTGAGAGAGTTCCTTCATTAACAACAGTGGCACAGGCGGTCATCTCCCAGACGGAACTTATCACAGGTCAGACAGGTGGATATTTCACGATTATTTATGACAATGATCCATCCTCTCCGACATATAATCAGCCGACAGGCTGGGCAATCATGGACACACCGGAGACCGAAACGTGTGTAAACGTATGGAGATTCACGGCTGGAGGGTTCGGCCATTCTTCAACAGGGTGGGCCGGTCCTTATTCTGATGTAGCTATCACGATGGACGGAAAGATAGTTGCGAAAGAATTACTTCTGCAAAACAGTGATTATCTTTCATCCTACTTCAAGGTGGAGATGGTCAACGGAGATCCTGTTGTAAAGATAGGAGCTTCGTCTTCGGATTACATTCTCGTACTAAAGGCAGATCAGATCTCTTTTGAAGACCAATATGGAAATGTCCAGATGTACTTACAAGGCGACTCCTTCGTCCTTGAGGAACTTGACACATTCAAGATAGGGAACCTACAGATTAAGACTCAAGGTTCTCCTTATTCACTTTCATTCGTAAAGGCAAGTTAATATGAGCAAAACTATTTCTTCCGGGGAAAGTTCAAGAGGGTTTACCTTTAAACTTGTCATGAACGAAACAACAGATATCGAGACAAATACTTCCTCGATATCGTGGCAACTGCAACTTTCCCTTAAAAGCGGTTCCGGATGGTCCTTCTATGACTTCGGTGTAGGATGGAGCGCATACATCAACGGAACACGAGTGGCCTATCATGACAGAGCATCTTCTGATAGGTACACTTTGACCGCTGGTAACACATGGACAATGGCTTCTGGGACAACTTCCGTAGTTCATGACACAGACGGAACGAAGGCCATTCAATGTTCCGCTTCTATGGACATGGCAACATCTCCTTCCGGAGCCGGTCCTATGTCATTGAGTGGGGATTGGGAATTAACTACTATTCCGAGAGCTTCATCTCTTACCATCCCAACATTAACGATAGGGTCAAGTGCGACTCTATCCATCACGGCTGCATCAAACACATTCTCACATGAGATCTCTTATGTGATGAGTGATTTGAGCGGTTCAATTGCATCATTAAGTGCCGGGGTGAGTTCGACTTCATGGACTCCTCCGACAACTTTTTATGCGAAGCTTCCCAATGCTACACAGGGAAACGTCACGATAACGCTTGATACCTACACAGGTTCTACCTTGATAGGGAGCAACACTTACACGGTCCCTGTCAACGTAGGGTCAGACATTAAGCCTACTACACCGAGCATCACGTTATCTCCTGTCAATACAAACGCATGGCTCAATTCACAGGGTTTGTATGTCGGTGGATACACAAGGGTAAGGGTGCAGAGTTCCGCATCTCCGGGAACGGGAGCTTCAATAAGTTCCTATCAGATCTCCGGAGCGTTCAGCGGAACAGGGGCAGACATAACGAGCGGAGTTCTTACTCCGGGAGTTAAATCAATTACGGTTACGGCCACAGACTCAAGAGGAAGGTCAACGTCCAATACAGTAAGCGTGACTTTCCTTGAATACGCAAATCCCAGCTTAACAACTTTCAGCGCAGAACGTGGATTGTATTCCAATGGTTCTTGGACACCTGACGTAAACGGAGACCACATCCGCATAAATGCGGTGGCAACTGTTTCTCTTTCAAACGAAGGCAACACAGGGACCATAGTTGCGAAGGTCGGAGGAACGTCTCCGGACGTTACTTCCGGTAGTTACTATATATGGACCTCAACGAACTCGACTACCACATATTCTGCGGTAGGCACAGTTACCGACTCCGTAGGGAACAGTTCGTCAAGAACCTTATCCATAACAACAGTAGAGGTTCCGTTCAACATCAACGTAGACCTTCCGGGAATCGGTGTAGGTATGATCGCACAGAAGCCTCGTGTGTTCCAATTCCCTCCGGGGTGGAGCGTTGAGATGGATGGCGTAGTGTTCCCGGATGCAAACGAAGCATCTAAAGTTCTGGGAATGAATGCTGCTGGTACAAAACTTGAGTGGAAAGCACTTCCTGTTGTTCCTACTTTAGCTCCTGTTGCCACAAGCGGTGATTATGATGACCTCACCAATAAACCGACTATTATTACTCCTGTCGATTATGTAGTCGAAGAAGGTACGGCAGCAGCTGGGGCTGGTAGCACAGACAACGGAACATGGACCTATCGCAAGTGGAACAGTGGAATTGCCGAGTGTTGGGCGACATTTAGTCACACTATAACGGCATGGCAAGCGTGGGGATACGCATATGAAGGAACGCCTTATGCACAGTATGCCTATCCAACCGGGTTCTTTAATGATTTGCCACAGTTCTTTGTAACGATTGTTTCGCCAAGCTTGGGAATCATGGGGAATGAACTCTACCTTGCACCTACCAAAGATATGATGCCGAGATTTTATCCTTTAAGATCGGCAAGTAGCAGTTCGTCAGTAACTCTTTCTTTTTATATTTACGCAACAGGCAAATGGAAATAACAAAATGAGGTAGACGATGGATATTACAAATTGGATGAAGTCAGACGGCAGCGGTCTTGAATGGGTATAAGGAGTTTTATATGGACAACAGAGAGCAAGTTATAAGAATGATTAAAGGTGACACATTGGCCTTTAATATGGTGTTCTCCGGATTGAGTATGGACTTGGACGGTGCGAAGTTTTCCGTGAAACCTTCCTTCGATTCCGTGGCATATACGATTCAGAAAACACTGAACAATGGGATAACAAAGGAATCACAGGGATTCTATTCGGTAAGGGTAGATCCTACAGATACGTCTTCGGTAGATCCTGGTAGCTATTATTACGATTTAGAGGTGACGGTCGGTTCTGATGTGTTCACCATAATGTTCGGAATACTCAATATTCTTCCGCAGATTTCGTGAGGTGAGTGAATGAACGTAACAATAGGAGGAATCGCAAGAACCGTTGAAATTACGTCCTTCGATAAATTAGGGGACGTTAAGGTCTGTATGCTCACTACAACGGCAGACGGTTCGGTAGGATTTCAGCAGCTTAATCAAGAAGTTATAGATACGATCTACGCATCCTTCCCTGTCGACACGGCAAGTGGAGATATAGCATCATTCGAGGACGGAGCAGACAATGTTCCTGTTCGTGAATTAAAGTTAAATCTTGAGCCATACCAAAACCTAAACGGATATGATTCTCCGTGGGTAGGTGGTGCGGGAAAGAACAAATTGCCTACTCCAGTAAAAGGTACTTATTCAAGTAACGGACTTACTCTAACTGTAGATGATAAAGGCGTAATCACTGTATCTGGTACTACCACATCAAGCGGAACTGTTCTTGTTCCTCTATCACAAAGTTATGTGATACCAAGTTCAGTGATGCAAGGTGGAACGGGGTGTATGTATCTGTTCAACTCATTCACTACAGGGACTCAGAATGCGTTTGTTATGTATTACGATGATACAAGAGTTGAGACATGGCAATTTACGGTAGCAAACAGAAAGTCAGATAACTGGGTAGGACAAGCGGGGCAAACAATCAACAAAATAGGGGTTCAGTATACATCGGGGCAAACATATAATGGTACATTTGCTCCAATGTTTTCCGAGGACGGAACAACTGATGCAACATCGTTTATTCCCTACTCTAACATCTGTCCTATATATCCGAGTAATGGGAAGAACTTACTTGAGAATACTGCGAGTTCGCTGACAACTAACGGAATCACATTTACTGTTAATGCAGACGGAACTGTATCGGCAAAAGGTACAGCGACAGCCGATGCTGGATTACAAATACCAATAGATACATCTGTGCTTTATGGTGACTACTATTATGTCGGAGCATACGGACAGGCAGAAACAACTGCAAACGCATATATGTGGGATTCGACAACGGGGAGCAGATGCAAAAAGTGGGATGGAACTACCAATGTGGTCAACTCTTATGAGGGGGTACTAAAGCAAGTCAAATTAGTGCAAGGTCATACCACAAGAATGGTCTTGCGAGTACAGAACGGCAAGACAGTTGATATGACATTCTATCCGATGATATGTCCCAAAGAAATCACCGACCCTACCTATGTCCCATATAAAGGCATGGGCATCACGAGAACAGGAAAGAATCTGCTCGACACTTCGACAACTACTGCAAGCAATATTATCTTTATGCAAGGAGCAGACGGCTCTATTACTGCAAGTCCTAATAACTCCGACCCAAGACCGTGGGGGTATGGATATGCACAGTATAGAGTAACACTGCCTAAAGGGTCATATAACTTAGTGATTCAAACCATTACTGCTACAAGTGCAAGCAATAGAGCCTTGCAAATTTTTACAAGCGGTGGCTCGATTGTGTTGAACACGGGAACTGCTGTATTTGACAGCGTGGGAATCAAGACAGTTGCCTTTACACTTTCCGAGTCAACTAACATAGGAGTAATGGCTAAACAGTATGATGCTGTGTACAAGTTGATGATAATCAATTCGACTGATGACACTTCCTACGAATCATATCAAGGTGAACGCTACTATCCCATAAGTGATAGTCCTGTCTATGGTGGCACATTAGAAGTAGAGACGGGAGTGCTGACGGTGACAAAGAACCTTGTTGTCTTCAATGGTGTGGGATATACATTCGGATATTCGGATGAACAGGCTGTCAAACGCATTTCT